GGGTGGGACCCTTGGCAGTAAAACGAGTGCCTATCGTGTTGCTTGATGCGCCAGCGAGCGTGAAATCACTGGTGCCAACTCTGCTAATAACGTAGCTTTTGCCTGCAACAAGATCAGTAGCAAACGTACCGACAAGTCCCTCTACTTCACCTTCGCTAATTAAGTCGATAACTTGTGCATATTGACTAGACGCTAGGTTATCGCCAGCCTCGGTAGGACTGCTGCTACTTGCTCCACCGCCGCCCTTACCGCCGCTCATGCTGCCACCGTGTCAATACCAGCGCTGATGACAACGCTACCAACTAGCGTCTCGCCGTAAACGATTGGCACTGGCACGCCCTGTCTGCTGGTGTTTTGGATGCCGCTGAAGCTGTAGCTTTTGCGAGGGTCGTCATCACCGTTTTTGCCAAGAACTGCCGCTGGAGTAGGCGTAAGAAGACCAGCAACGCCAGTAAGCACAAGACTAGATCCAACACTTACCATCAGCCCCACGGCAAAAGCTCCGATGCCTGGAATAAACGAAAGGCCGATCAGCGCTACTCCAGCCAAAATTTGACCAATAGATGCACCTTGCCCACCAGCGCCACCAATCACAGGTACGATCTTGATTTCCTGCTGGCCCGTTGGGTGGTGCAGCTCATCCAAGGTTAAGCCGTAGTTGCCCACATCAACGCGGTAGTGCTGTTCAGCCATGTGCTTTTCGAGCTGCGGGAAATTCGCCACCAAAAAGCGCACTGCCTCTGCAGCACTTGCAATGTCAGCCTCAAATACACGCCTGCCCAAGAATTTGGCGAGCGAGCCATAGACGCGGATCTTACGCAGCATGTCTAAGCCTCCTCCCCGTGCATTTTAAGAGCCAGCCGCCGTAAATGTCACGGCTGCTCAGCCTGTTGCGACAGTGATGCAAGACCATCTGATCACCGATATACACCCCGCAGTGATTCAACGCGGTATTCCCGATCTGCATAAGCAGCAAATCGCCCTTCTGTAGACGCTCGTCCTCCTGCAGCTCCCTGAAGCCGCTGGCTTTCCAACATTGATCAAACATGGGCTCACGCTCAAAATCGTCCGGCGTGGCAGGACGCGGCCAGTCCCTCATCTCAATGCCGTTTTGCAAATACCAATCACGCGCCAGGCTCCAGCAGTCAGTAATGCCCCAAGACCATTGGCGTCCAATTAACGGCGGCACGTAGCCAGAAGGCAGCAGCTCGCCGGACCACTCGTTGGTGAGCAAGCTATAGATGTGCCACGGCAATTCGGTGCGTTCGATGCCGATGCGATCCAGTTCGCTGGGAACGGCAGGCGATTGCGGATGGCTATGCACCACGGCAAGCACTTCGCCTGCGTCTTCGGCAGCGGCATAGTCCGATGGATGGAGAATAAATTGATCTGCTGGTTTCTCAGCAAGATTGCGGCACGGCCAGTATTGCTTACGGCCTTTGACCACAACAAGCAATCCACAGGCTTCCTTGGGAGCTTCTTGCTGGAAGTGCTCAATAGCACGCTCTTGCCACTTTGTTAGTTTCATGCGTAATAACTACCAATACCGGGGAAGCCGCCAAAGTTCAAAATGCCTTCCTCGCGGAAAGTGTAGCTTCGGCCTGGCGCGGTAAAAGTATAAGTGCGTGAAGGTTGAGCGTTGACAGTATAGAAAGTATAAGTGCCACTAGAGTTTTTTAGCTCGCCTGAATAAGACAATTCAATCCATGCAACATTGCTAAAAGTTCCGTCTCTCCAGTAGTTGCCATTGCTATAAAGATTGACGACTTTAGCATTGGCAGAAGCAGGCAATCCGGGGCCGATCACAAACTGGCCCTTTGCAATGCCCGTGGTGTTATTTTCAATGCTCAAAATAAAGCCAGTTAGCGGCGCTCCGCTTTTCGCTCGTCGATATGCTTCGTCATCATTCGTAAGAACTGCTGAACGACTTGTGACTGCTGTTTTAACTAAATTCCATGGCACTGGCTGGGAAAGAGTGACAGATAATGCGCTAACAGCCTCTACTGTCGTTCCAGGGGGAATATTAGTACCAGTGATAATCATTCCCTTTGCAATGCCTTGACTTAGTGGAGAGGGATTACCAAGGCCCACGTCTATTCTTTTTCGCGTGGTGTTAACCAGCGTGCCAGTGAGAGTTGCCGAGGATGACGCCGTAGCATTTGCACTCATCGTCACGATATTGCCAGAGACACTCGACACTGTTGTCCCGGCTGGCACACCAAATCCTTTAACAGGAGCGCCAGTACCAGTCGAAATTTCTTCATCCATTGTGAGCAAATTGCTTCCCACCGTAACCGTGCCCGTTTTGACAAGCTGCGCAAAGCGCAAGGCGCAACTACTGAGCCGCTTGCCGCATTTATCTTCCGCAAGCGTCGCCACGCTTTCGTCGTTTTCATTGAAATAAGCATCGCCTGTATAGTTGCATTCAGCACTGCGATATTCCCATGGGCAGAAATTGCTACATTGGCGCTTAGGAGCCCTTACGTTGACAAGATCGAAGACAGCAGCAAGTTCAAACTCAATGATGTCTCGCGTTTCTTTTGCTTTTCTGTCGATGTAATAGATTTCTCTAGGAAATTCAGCCGTCGGGTCGGGGCTGTAGGGGCTAGTGCCTCCAGGGAAGTTGATGTCATCTAGATAGCGAAGCAGCGTGCGCAGCCGCGTCACTTTTGCGCCTTCAATACCACGAGGCAAGCTAAGGATGAGGCCAGTGATAGTGCCCAGTAAATTGCTCACGCGAAGCGTTGGCCTGGGCAGTTGGCCTGTACCAGTCCATTCAAAACCTTCTGCTTCAATGGGGAAGCGAAGGTAGCCTTGGCCGTTCCACACAATGTCGGAATGGCGGGCGTTTTCTAGGAAAATCTGGCCGCCGTCCTCGTAGATAAGGTTGTCGTTGTTCTCGGCTAAAAGGACGCTTGCAATATCAAAACCAACGCCCGCATGAAAGTAGTAGGTTTCGTTGACGCCGTGTTGATCAGCGTTCAGTTCAAGCTGAAAAAGCTCAATAATTGCTCCAGGCGCTACCTCTTGAAGAGCGGAGACAGGAACGGTCATAATTCAAATACGCGCCTGAATGAAGCCTGAATATCGTTATTATTGTGATTATTATACTGGGTGCTCCATTCCCCGCAAACGTAGCTGCCGGTAACGCTAGTCAATGGATCAGTCCACTGAAACGACGCCTTGCCACGCATCTGCCTCAGAAAGGTCCTGATCTCATCTCTCTCTGCATTGGTGCGATTGCGAAACTGCAGGCTCCACTGCTCGCTTTGCGCATTGATGCCAAATTTTACGCGCTTTGTGTATCCGTCCCCAAATTCAAACGTGCGCGCATTGGTCGCATAGCTTTGATCAGCCGTGAAATCTGGAATCCACGTAAACGCCAACGGCGTCCCAGCAGGTGTTGCGATATTTGTAGCGCCAGGCTCATAGCGCAATTCAAACTCAGCTTCAACCGTTCTGTAATCACACGATTCAAGTCGAGCGTTCCATTCAGTGCAAATGAATTGCGCAGTCTCGCTAAAAGGCGTAGTCCACTCAAAAGTCTCCAGCCCATCACGCGCCTTCAAAAAAGCAACAATTCCCGCAATATCAGAAGTGCTGCGATTTGTAAACGTAAGGCTCCAGGTGTCACGAAACGGATTGATGCCAAACGTGATCCGCTGCTCATACGTTCCAAGCCGCACTTGATTCGCGCGAGGCTGACAGCTTTCAGTTGCCGGTCGATCTGGCGTATAGGTGAAAGTAGCCATCAGGCAAGCAAGCCTCCAGGACGCTTCTGCTTGATCAGCTCAGCCTGAACCGCAGCAGCAACAGCGCGACCAAGCTGCTGTCCCTGTCCGTTATCGCCTTGAACTTTGGTGCCCTGCGCGTCAACATTCACGGTCACCGCAACAGACCCACCACCTGCAACACCTAGTTTGCCATCCCGGCCACGCTTCAGCGGAATGATCGCTTCTGGGCCAGCTTCGCCCATCAAACCAAAGCGCCCAGCGCCGCCATCTGCGTACTTGAACAGCGTCGGCTTGTTGACGATGCCGCCCATGGCGAAGGGTTGGATGCCGTTCTTGGCAAAAGCCATGCCGTTGGCGGCGACAGCAGCGACCGGAATGGTTCCACCAGGCACGGGGAAGAGCTTGCGAATGGCCGATATCGCTTGATTGATCACGTAAATTTGAATCAATTGGCGTGCAATATCTTGCAATACAGTCGCGGCAATTTGCCGCAGGCTGTTGCCCCAGTTCTCCGTGCCACTGATTAAGAGATCGAAAGACTGAGTAAGCCCTTGCTGCAATGGATTCACGACCGCATCCCTAAGCTGCTGAGCATCTTGAATTGCTTTATTGCGCCTTTCGTTTTGAATTGCAAGCTCTTGATTTTGCTGATTAAGAGTTTCTAGAGTTTTCAGCTCAAGATCATACTGCGCTGATACTGCATCAAAGTTTTCGCCTTGGTTAATAAGCGCTTGCGCCTGCACCTGCAGTTGACGCTTCTGAGTCTCGTAAGACTGTTGCAGAGTCGTCAGCTCTCTGGCTATTGCCGGTTCGTGGCCTTCGCTTAGGTATTTAACCTGTAATTCAATTTCGCGGCTTTGATTTTTTAGTGTTCTTTCAGTCTCGCGACTTGTTTGAGTGATTTCAGACAGGACCGTAAATTGCCTTTCTAGTTGATTTTGATTGACCTGCTGAGTTTGCTGCTCAGCGGCTTGCTGCCTCATTTGAGATGTTGGCGCTGCGCCTTGAATTGCCTGAGCGATCAAACCAAGCGGACCGGGGGATGCGCTTGCAATGCTTCCATAATTCCTAGTAAGGCGAGAGATATTGAATCCGCGACCCGGAAGCATTGCACCTTCGAATTGGCTTTCGACGCCAGGGGTGATTATTGGCTGATCAAAAATATCGGAAAACTGTTTTGAGCGCTTATCTCTTTGCTCTTGCAGCCACTGCTCTGTTTCTGCAGGCGCAGTCCTGAAGCGGCCAAGATTTCTCAATGCACCTTCTGCAAAAGCTTCGCCGGCACTCCTGGCTTCCTGAATAACTTCTTCGTAAAAGCCTGGGAAATTTCTAACGACCGATCGCAGCGAATTAGCCGCATTCACCGCAGACTCTTCAATTTTGCTTTCGTATCTGCTTAATTCGTTTAATGCGTTAATTTTTTGCTCTGCGGAAGTGAATTGCCGAGGCAGACTGAATGCTTCGGCCCTAGTGGCCTTGAATACATCTAAAATTGTTTTCTTGATTATAGCTTTTTCGTTGTCACTGAGCATGAAGCTCAGGTCACGCGAGGACCCAAGATTGGCGCTGAAAATTCGTGCATATTCCGGAGATCCAAGCTGAGGCGTCAGTCTTGCGGACTGTTTCTCTGCTTCATTGACGCGATCCACAATTGGATCTAAAAGCGTTTTGACGATGCTTGCGACGGCAGAAGCTGGGGTAGGAATAGCTCTGCTTCGTTTTTGCTCACGCATTTGATTTTCAGTTTCTTTCCATTGAGCCTCAAGAGGATTCCAGTTGAGAATTGCTTCTTGAGTCCTCTGGATTCGCCGAAGCACTTGCTGATTCCTGGCCGGATCAGGCTTAAATGTCTTTTTAATTTCTTTTTCCGTGGCCCTGTAAACGCCCTCCATCGCCCCTTGGATCTGCTGCCAAATCATCCGCAGCGGGCGAGCAGCCTGCTGCTGCATGCGCTGAATAGGCAGAGGCATTAAGCCCGCAACATCCTCGTAACCGCGCTCAGCACCCAGCAGGCTGAGGAATTGCTCACCAATACCGCTGCGCGCAGGCAGTGAACTTTGCCTTCCTTGTGTCTGCTGGGAAAGCTTGCGCAAGAGCTGTTCAAGATTTGCGTCAATTCTTTGAATTTGCTCTGGAACCTCATTGGAGCCAAGACCGCTATAAACTGGTCGGCCGCCCATAAAGCCGGAAGGCTCTCCAATTGGCTGCAATCCAAATTGAGTGCGCTGCTGATTCAGGCTGGTTCGCTGCAACACCTGCGAAACAATCTGAGCCGCAAGCGTGATGCGCTTGGCTGCAACGCCACTTCCTTCTTCAATGATCTTTGCTGAAGCTTTTGCAAAATCACGTTGAATTTCGCCAACTCGTTTTGCGTAGCCTTCATTTGCTTCTGCAATTTGTTTTGCGGTGTTTTTCTGGAAGTCTGCGATTGTGCGTTGCTGCTGAAGCTCTTTGTCAAGCAGGTCTTCCTGAATCTTGATGCGATCCTCAGTAGCGCGTTGACTGATTTCTGCAGCCTTACGTTCAGCCTCAATAACCTCAGGGTCTTCGCCAGCAGCAAGCCGACGCAAGCGATCTATCTCGCCAGCGCCGAACTCCATTTCACGACGAGTGCGTTCAATATCCCGTTCAATTTGACGCCGCTCATCGCCAAGCTGCCGCTCAATCTGCGCTGCTTGCTCAACTGCATCTTTTCTGATTTTTGCAATTTGTTCTTCGCGTTGGCGGCGGGCGTCAAACAGCGATTCTTCCCGCTGTTCTACTGCTTGCAGGTACTGCTGGCCAAGTTTTTCTTTTTCGGCCTTCGCTTCATCGTCTTGGCGCTGTTTTCTTTCCTTATTAGTTTCTTTTTCATCTAAGCGAAGTTTGACAAGCGCTTCTTCAAGGATTTTTACCTTTTTGGTGGCTTCCGCTATTTCCGGGAGCAAATCAGCCATAAAGCCAAGCCCCGGAACAACACTTTTCCGCAACGCCGTCTCGCGACTGCCAGCTTCAAGCAGTGCAGTCTCGAGCTCTTCAATCGACATTCGCTTTCCAAGCACTTGCTCCTGATAGAAGCCAGCGCCGGGTTGAATGGCTCTTAGCTCGATCAGCTTGTTAATTACGCGATCAATACCACGGATTGAGCGAGCGGCAAAATCCTGGAAGGCAGCGCCGCTAGGGCCAAGCGCATTGCCGATGTTTTTCTGAAGATTTTTGAGCGCAAGATCCAAGCGCGCACCGGCTTGTTCGGGTGAGTCAGCAATAATTTGCGCAGTACGCCCGTATTTTTTGAGAGAGAATTCAACAAATTGAACAAACTGTGCCAACGTGACTTCACCAGCCTGAAGATCTGCGTCTAATTCTTTTGTGCTCTTGCCGCTTGATTCGGCGAACAAAGCAAAAGCACCCGCCAATCGCTCGCCAATTTGGCCCCGCAGCTCTTCTGCGCTTACTTTGCCCTTACTGAAGACCTGAGCGGCAGCGACAAGCGCTCCATTGACATCTTGAATGCTGCCACCAGTCGCAAGGACGGAAGCGCTAAGCCCCTTAAAAGTGTTTTCAGCGTCTTTAATTGTGCCGCCAGATCCAACGACGGCAGCCGCCAGCTTGGTAAATTGCTGCGTGCTTTGCAGAATTGGAATGTTAAATTGCTGTGAAGCCGATTCAATTGCTCCAAGAGCTGACCTGTAATCTTCAAAGCTGTAAACAACGCCTTGCAGGGCAAGCCGCAATCTGCGGATTTCGGCTGCATATTCAGCAGCCGCACCGGCTGCTTGCCTCAAGCCACCAAGCTGTGCACCAGCAGCAGCACCCGCAAATGCACCACCAACAGGGCCAAGCCCCGGAATTGCAAGACCAGCAGCAAACCCACCAAGGCCGCCGACAAAGCCCTCAGGACCGCCAAAAATACCGCCAGAGATAATTGCGCCAGCGGACTGAACCGCCTGGCCTGTTGTAAGGCGACGACGGCGAAGCCTGTCGCGCGCTTCTAGGCGTCGATTGAAATCATTAAGTTCTTTCTTATGAATTTGCTCCTGAAGGGAGTAAATTTCATCTGCTTGAGCTAGAGTTTTATCAATTTCAATTTGATCATATTTTGCCTGAATTTGCGCTCTTTCAACTTTTGCATTTTCATAAATACGATTAACATCATCCAGTGCGCGCTCGATGGATTCCTGAGCGCGGCGTCCCGCTTCAGGGAACGGCTGCGGGCCGATTGGAGTGGGATAAGCCGCCTCACCAATACGGATCCGGCCTGGCGTGCGACGACCTCGCGCAATAATTGCGCCAGTAACAGGATCCCGAAACCCTCCGACACCCGGCGCCAATCCTTGGCGCGGTCGAGTGGCACCACTCATGCGTTCGGAAATTGTTGAGTAATACTCCTGAATGTCAGCCACCTTTCCGGCTCTTCTTTCCGCGCCCGTTTGGGCGATATCTAATTGCTTGAATGCTTCAGCCGTACCCGTAATTTCACGACGAAGTTCGCGCTGAACTTCAGCTATTCGATTCGAAACATCAACATATGCGCTGCTGCTTCGGTTGGTATTTAGCAAGCGCTCAGAAAGCTCTGCCAGCTCTTGGTTCAAAGCCGCAGTGGTATCAGGTAAATCACCAAAACGCCTTGCAGCGTCTCTGAAGTCAAACAACCCAGAGCCTTCTGCAAAAGCCGCAGCCCCAATGCGAACAGATTCACGACCAGTTCTGACCGACTGCTCGTACATGAGCTGTCTTTGCTGGATAAGCGCGCGGTTCAAGCGCTCTTGTGCAGCAGCACGAGTTTCAATGTTCTCTGCCAATCTGCGTTCTCTGGCAGACTGCTGATCAATGCTGTCTACAATTTCGCGCTGCTCATCAATCAGCAGCCTGAGGTCCTGAAGCTGCCTGCCAGCACCAGCAGAAGTAGAAGCAAGCGCTTGACCTAGAACTCGCCCAAACGCTCGGCTTGTTTGAATTGTTTGAGTTTCAGCCTGCTGCAATTGCGCAGTCAGCTCAGCAATATCACGCCCAAGATCGTTGAATACAGAGCCGGTGATTGTTGCCTCACCACGCAACCTACCAAGATCCGTGATGTAGGACCTAAGAGACTGCTGTGACTGATTTGCGCCGGCCGCAACAGATAAAATACTCTGCCTTAATACTTGAATCTCACCATCAGTGCGGCGAGAAGCCTGACGAAACCTTTCAATATCGCCAGCAAGCTCAGCCCAAGCAGTAGAACCGCGCTCCGTCTGAGACTGAAGCCCTCTCAGCGCTTCAATCTGACCTTTAATGACCTGCT